CATCAATGACGGTCCAGTCCGGAATCTGGGTGTCGTCAATTTCTAACCACGCTGTTCCTGCAGGGGGGTAGTCGGTAACACTATCGCCAGCAAACGATAGCACGCCAAAATTAGCGCCACCAAAAACGGCGATTTCAGCGATTGTCACCGGGCGAAGGATGTCTGTCCAGTCCGGAGTCTGCGTGTCAACAATTTGTGACCATGCGGTTACTCCGGGACCAGCGGTGATAATACTGTCGCCTGCAAACGCCAAAGCGCCAAAATTGGAGTCGCCAAAAACCGCGATGTCACCGATTGTCTCCCCGCGAAGAATGTCTGTCCAGCCCGGAATCTGCGTGTCGTCGATGTCATTCCACAGGAACGCTCCGAGCACCTCGTCTACAGCGCGAACACTTTCCAAAACAGATGCCAGAACTGTTGTCGTGGCCACCATGGAGTTGAGGATAGCCGTCGTTTGTTCGGAGACTGCCACAGCGTAATCGGGTGCTGCCGCAAAAGTCTCGGATGCTACGGAAGACTCGGACACACTGGCTAAATCAGTCATGCTGGCTACAGCGGTGTCTGTCGCTGTTGCGGTCTCATTGACTGAGGCGGGGAAAACAAAAATACAAGAAGTGGCGTCTGCGGCTGTGGTCGTCTCTGAAACTTGAGTTGCATATGTCGGCAGGGCAACAACCGATTCAACCGCCGAAGCAGCTTCTGCCACAGTGGGGTTTAAGGTACGTAGTGCAGAGATGGTGTCTGCCGCTGTAGTGGTCTCTGCAATTTGAGCGGGGTACGTAAGCCGACCAGCAACTGAGTCAACCGCCGAGGCGGTTTCTGCCACAGTGGGGCGCAAAATGCGTGTCGCAGATACGGTGTCCGTTCCGGTCGCGGTCTCTGCCAAAGTGGCGCGGAAAGTACTTATTGCGGAGTTGGTGTCCGTTCCTGTTGCGGCTTCTGCAATTTGCGTTGGATATGTAAGCCGACTGATAACAGATTCAACCGCCGAAGCAACTTCTGTCAGAGTGGCGCGGAAAGTGCTTATTGTGGAAGCGGTGTCCGTTCCGGTTGCGGTCTCAGCTAGAGTGGTGCTTAAAGTACGTAGTGCAGAGATGGTGTCCGTTCCGGTCGCGGTCTCGGATACGGACACTGAAAACTCTGCCCCCGGCGCAGAGGCATACGGCAACTGTGCGTATGCGGCGGTCCCAAACATTACTGCACGGCTTGGGGCGGCTCAACTTGCTCTGGCATCTTCAACTGCTGGGTGGCCCACGGAACCCCGCTGGCTGTTGTAACAGGTGAGTTTACGGCAGCAACTCGTCTTTTTAGTACGCCTTCTATATGAGCTACTTTTGGGCAGGCTTTGACCCACGCCAAAACCTGCTCCTCGGTAACCTGCTCAAATGGGGTAAAAGACTCCGTACGGGAGACGAAGACCATTCCGCGTATTTTAATTTCAGTGCTTCCATCCACCGCAGCAGCTTCCCAGTCAACACGGGTCACAAGACCGTCGCTGATGTTGCGCAGCATGTCGGTGACTTTCCAAGTGATGGTAGTCATGTCGTTTCCTTGGTTAACCTATACGGTACATGATGTAGGTACTAGCTGCGGTTCTACGAATGCGGAACCGACCAGAAATGTTAGTCAACACCGTTAACCTACCAACTGTCGTAACGCCTGTATTTGCCGCCATCGTAATCGTACTTGAAGCTGTGTTAATGACTGAAAAATCATACCCAATGTCATTTGTTACCCAACTAATTAAATTGTCTAAGTCAGAGCCTAAAGGCATGGTCAATGTAAAAGTTGTGCCAGTTGTTACAATAAGCTGCGTTTGAATGTCGGCGTTTGTCAGTGTTGCAGCAGCAGAAAAACTTGCAGGTGCTGGGGCATACACCACTACAGCGTTAGTTGTAAATTGGGTGTTACCTGACGGATCAATGGACTGACGCACAGTTCCCGCGCCGTCACTCAAGACAATCCAGTTGCTGCCTGTTTGGCCGATTGGCTCGAATTGGCCGGTGTAGCTACCAATGACTACGTTGGAGTCTCCTGTGGTAATTTGGCTACCTGCGTTTCTACCAATTACAGTATTGTTGGAACCTGTTGCGAATAAAAGTGCAGAATCACCAACAGCGGTGTTTCTGACGCCTGTTTGATTGGTTGCAAGCGCAGCGCCGCCGCAGGCGGTGTTTTCAGAGCCCGTGGTGTTAGAGAAAAGCGAGCTTCCGCCGAATGCGGTGTTTTCAGAGCCCGTGGTGTTGGAGTTAAGCGTTTGAATACCAAAAGCATCGTTGCCGCCACCTGCGGTGTTAGACGCCAAAGCGAATTCACCCACCACAGTATTGCCAGATAAAGCACCGCCGCCACGGCCAACAGTCACACCTTGAACCGCAAAATTGGTTACTGCGCCGGGTACAGAAGAACCCACGCTAATGTTGGTGGTTGAACCAGAAAGACCCTCCGTACCAAAGTTGATTGTCTTGGTGCTGCCGGATGCTGTTGCGCCCGCTTGAATATTGGTTGTCTGGCTTACGGTTGAACGGCCCAATGTGAGCGTGCCAGTCCCGGAAACGCCACCAATTGTTACCGTTCCAGTTGTACCACCCGAGCTAATGTTGTAAGTACCAGTTGCAGAAGACATAGTTACAGAGCCTGTAAATGTCTGTGCAGCAGTAAAAGTTTGTGAAAGGTTTAATAATGGAATTGTTCCTGTTGCGTTAGGTAACGTGTAGGTGCGAGTTGTAGCTGTGGTGATGCCCGACGCTTCAAACACCGCTTTCTTGGTGTTGTCAGTGTTGTCCTGCAGCGTAAACTTGGTGTCGTCAATCGACATAACGCCAGTGGTGTTGGCAATTGAAAACGAAGCAGTGCCATCCAAAGCCCGGACGTTTGTAACATCCAATGCTGCAACGTCCAGCGCAGTGCCGTTGTAGGTCAGACCGGAGCTGGTGGTCAGAGTGTTGGTGGCGTTAGCGTAAGGAATCCCGTTGGCTGTAAACGCTGCAACCCCTGTAATAAGGCCTGATCCAGCTTCTTGCACAAGCACAGACCTGCCCGCAGGTTGCGTCAGGATGACGTCCTTGGTGCCCGCAGCAAGATTTACCAACGCGCCTGCGTTACTGGAGGCCAGCACAGTCGCACGCGATAACGTGTTACCTACCGAGGCATACGCTCCAATACCTACTTCCCATGCACCGGCTTGCGCGTCGATGATGGCGTAATACGTAGTGTTACCGTTACCGATGACTGAAAAGGCCTGAAAGCCGGAGTACGGCCCCGCCAGTGTGAGTGTGCCAGTACCAGTAGTGGTTGTCGTTTCCCGGACACGGTCAGCAATAACGAGTGGCATACATTAAACCCCCATCAGTACGTCTTCAGCAAACCAGCGCTCTTGCTGATTTCCGTCTTGGTCAACCCACTGCAGTAGGCAATAAACCACGCCGTCTTCATCCATGCGCAGTGCAAGTACTGGTCCTTCGGGAACCACGGTACGTACTTTGACAACCTGATCTCGTGCAAATTTAGTAGCCATGGTGAACCTCAAGCAGCGTCAAGGCTGAAAGTGTAAGTTACTGTAATGGTGTCACCAGACACCACACTGCGGTCGCCGGGAGATTGGAAATCAGCGGCGGAAAACAAATTTCCGGTGGTGCCGCCCTTGGTGCTATTGCTTGTCAGGAAAGCTCCACCGACCACTGTAGTGCCGTTGATGCTGTACGTTGCAGGTGACGCTGAGTTTGAAATCACCGAAGGGTCTGCATTAGTGGCCGTACCAAAAGTGCAAGCCGGACGTGTGGCTTGACTGTAGGCCGTAACTTCTGTCCATCCGGCGTGTAAAAGCATCGAGTCGCCAGCGGCGGGGTTGTTGGTGCTGCCCGAACCGTACAGGCCGAGGAACCAAGTGGCGGTGTAGCCGCTACCGCTAAAGTACTTGTTGTTCATGTCTTGCAGGCCCAAGTTCACCACAAGGTTGTGCGACTCGGCTTCCCACTTCAGGCTGCCGTCTTCGCCGTGGCACATGATCTTAAACACGCCGCCACCCTTGAGACCTTCGCCAAAAGATTTTGTGGCGCTGACGCCTGCTGCCACGACCTCTGTAGAACGCGCTTGATTTTTTAACATGATCGCCCCTTATACAAAACGGATGAGTGCAGCATCAGCAGTATTGGCCGGTGTCTGCACAGTAAAAGTTGTGGTGGTCGTTTTATCGGCCCCAAAGTCCAACACCGCCACAGCCAGATCGCTTAGGCTTGTATTGTAGATGAGGGCCCCTCGCGCAGTAAAACCTGCGGGGTTCCAGACCACATCGTCGAAGTCAAGATATGCGGTTGTGCCCGAAGTTAACACCGTTACGCCGGTAAGCACATTGCCTCCGGCGGTATACCCTGTACCCACAACCTCGTTGGCCGTGGAGTACGTCAGCGTACCTGCACCAAGGTCCGCATCAGCGGTGTACAAAGCCATCTTGAGTGTGCCGGTAGCCAGAGCTTGCAGTGCAACCAGCTTGGCCTGCGTGGTGAGTGTTTGGTCAAACGCCATATTAAGTCACCGCCTGTCGGTATTGGCCAGAACGGTAGGCGTCCTGACGCTCCATACCATCGCCCAGACGCTTGGCCAAAGCAAGTGCCTCTTTGTACTTGCCGTCATACAGCGCAACCATGTCGGCTTCGCCCTTCATGAACGTGACTGCTTCAACCAAAGAGCCGTACAACAGCACAGAGTCGAAGTTGTCACCCAGCCAAGTACGCCCATCGGCTGCTACTGAAATGGACTCAGGGTAGAAGAAGTAGTGCAGCTCAACGGTATACCGCGCATCAGGCGTTGGGCCCAAGATGAACGACAGCTCGTCACTGTTGGCAAAAGATGGGCCAAACAACGCGTAGTACTTGGGGAACCCCGTGGACGAAGGCGTTGGGTACGCCTGCCGAATAAAGTTGACGTCCTTGTTGAGTAGGTACTCGTAGGAGCCGTCAGGAGCCACCGCAGCTATGGAATAAGCCGCTAAAAAATCGGACGGGCAAGCCAGATACTTGGTGTTGGTAGAAGTAGTGCCCGTCACGTTGCGACGTAACGAGGGGAACTGCACCGTGTTGAAAATGCGCTGCTCGGCCTGCTGCACGAACACCGGGATGTTCGCAACAAAGTCCTGTTCAAAGTTCTGCGTGTAATCGCAAATCGCAGCTTGCAACTGGGTGTAGTTCATCCGCTACCTCAAGCCATTGGTCCACGGGCCATGACGCCCTTGGTAGCGCAGCCAGTGCCACGAATCTTGATACCCGAGGTCTTGACATCATCAGCCGCAGGGTCCCCAGCGCTTACGCGCATCGCTGTGGTGCGCGGGCTAACTTGCTTGGCTGATAGAGTGTTTGGGTCTCGCATGACCTTAGCACCGGTACCAGCCTTACCATCCATTGTGTGGGGCGCGGCGTAGACGCTGGCGTCGCCAACTTCTTTACCCATCATTTTTTTGCTGAATTTAGCCATGATTAGCCTCGCTTTTGGTTTGCCACTTTGGCCATACCACGACCCATGCTCAGCATGTCTTCGTTGGTCTTGCCGCCGCCTTTACCCTTGCCGCCTTTGCCTTTTTGTGCGGCTGCCGTAGGGCCGCTATCACCAAGGTTTTTACCCTCGGTTTTACCTTTTTTGGCGATGCCATCGGCTGCGCGTTTGAATGCCATGATTGACCCCTTATGTCGTCACAACAGTGACTGTACCAATAAAACTCTGCATCACCAAATTATTTGGTGTCAGAGCAACATCAAAAAACCGTGACCCACCTACGGGGTTCCAGCCCCACTGAATGTCACGGCTACCACCACCCGGGTACCCATCCGCCAAAAGCCCAGAGGTCACATAGCTACGATCAGGACGTGGGTTACGCAAGCCCTGCGGATCACTCACTGGGTACATACCTAACTGCAACTGAGGTTGGTCTGGGTCCCAACACTCAGGGCAAACCAATAAGTTGTACTCTTTGGTTTTGACAATCTCTGTGCGCAGTCGGCGAAGCTTAAACCGTTGACCACAACGGTCACATTCCGAAATCGCATTTTTGCCAGAGGCAAAACGGTTACCCATTAAAAGGTACCCCCGACGTATTGCTGACGCGGCACAAATCGAACAGCGGCCTTCTCTCGATCTTCTTCCGAAGCCAAGGCCCATGCCTCGTCATACTGCTGCTTCAGAACGCCCAGACGCTCAGCGCCACCGGGCACCTTCAAAGCCAAGTAATAGGCCAAACCCGCCACCATGCAGGGGAGGAAACGGAAAGGCATGTCCATCGTATTGACACCGGTGCCAGCGTCTTGGATGCGTTTCAAGCGCCAGTACACAAACACGTACTGTTGCGAGTTGTCCGGGATTGGCCAGAGGGTGATGCGCGGTGTGTTCAGGCGCTCAATCCATACCTGAATTGGGCGAGCTTGCTGCAGCTTGTTGGGGATCGTAGCGTAGGTAGAAACACTAATACGCGTGATGGTCAGGTCTGCCTGTGTTGCCGTGTTGCCCGCGCCCGTGCGAATGACGTGCTCAAGCAAATCCACGGTGTCTGCTGGCAAATTGTACGTTGCTTGGCCGGGTATCAATGAGATCGAGCCTTGCTCGAACGTCCACATGTTGATGCCACGGTTGGCCCAGTCGGCAAACATCAGGTTCAAAGACCGGCGGGCGGTCTTCAAATCGTAACCCGTGCGCAGCTCGGAGCCCACGCGCTCGAACGCCTCCTCAACGATTTCTGTCAAGTCGAGGTTAAACGATGATGTGCCGGAAGTTGCCATTATCTAAACCCTGCTGTTTTCTTCGCGATGGTCTTGGGCTGGGCCACAAACTGTTTGCCCGCCGCCTTGCCAGCACGTTTAGCTTTTGTGGTGGCCGCATATTCTGCGGGGCTGAGCGATTTTATCGCCTTCTCCGGCAAATAGCGCTCACCTGTTTTGGAGGACGGCTTTCCGCTCTTGGTGCGCCACTTCTGGTCGCCCCAGTCTTTGAGGGATTGCTGGGGCG